TTTAAATTGTACATTTACACTTTTATTCATTGTCATCTAAATTATCAAAAGTATCCCAATAATCATTATCTTGATTTAAATCAGTTACATCTATATCAGACTCCAAACTGTCCTCATAAGTCTTGACTTCCGGCTTTACCACCTGTATACTTGGCATACCTCTATCATTATATTCCCTTTGGCCTTTAGTTATAAAATCACTAATATCTCTTTTAAAAGGTATTCTTATATATCCACTTAAATTTGGTTTGGGAGCCTTTTTACTTATCTTTGCTTTAAATAAAATCTTGTCTATTTGATCTTGTTCTTCCTTAGATATTTTATTATATCTATGATTTCTTATATCACTCATTATTATAGGATCATTTTCAAAGTTTGAATTTTGTAACATATCAAACCAAAAACGTTCATTAGTAGATAAGTTAAACATAAGATTTTCACTCCATAGTAAAGTTAGATCATTCTTAACAATGTCTTTCTCTCCTGGAGCTGCTCTTTTCATTGCAAATAAACATTGTGGATGAAATAAGATTCTTAAATAATCTACCTCAGTTTTTCTTGCAAAGTTGAATGTTATTAAAGGATGACTGTTGTCATAACTATCTTTTACTGTAGTTATATCTGAAATATCCACAAATCCAAATAGTCTTTGCATTTCATTGTTCTCAGACCACCAGATATGATTAGAGAATGATCTTTTATTATTTCCTCCTCCAAAAATTATTCTATTCTCATATACTGTTAAGTCCTCCATTAAAAAAGAACCAATCAATGTAATAGAATGAACATAGTTTGATCTTATGGCTTTACCATGTTTGCCCCATATTATTCTCTTGTCATTTAATTCTCTGAAGGTTTCAACATATTCAAATCCATGAATATCATAACTAAATGATGAAGAAACTAAAACCGACTTCATTCTCTCTAGTTGTTTTAAAGCTATATCCTTTGCTGAGATAGTCAGAATAGGTGATATGTATATTTCATAAGTTGACATTTCATTCCGTTTAGCAATAGCAATTGTGCCAACACCGTCTGCATAACGAAATGCATATCCCATAAATTTTTCATCACCTATATACATCTCATCATACCATGTCATTTCTTTACCAAAAAACTTTCTTAACCCACTTTCATCAGAACCGAAAATAAATTTTGTTAATGCAACTGACATTATACTATTTCTTCCATTTTTTGCATGTCTCATAATTTCTTCTACATTAAATAAGTTTATATTATTTTTAGAGTTGAAATAGGCTAAACATGCAAGCTTACATATGACCTCTGATTCTCTAAGCCAACCTTCAGAAGAGTTTACGGAATTTCTACCTTCAAACTTGTTATAAAATTTAAAGAGTGGTGTGAATTCATTAGCAGACCCTTTTTGACAAATTTCCTTGAGGAAATTATCTAAAAAGTCAACAAAGTCTATTTTATCCTTACCAGGGTTTTTCATTTGAGATTGTATTATTTTTGTCTTTGGGAAAATAGCATAATTTATTGCTGTTTTATCTAGACCCAATATACTATCTAGAAATCTATAATAACCTAATCTCCCACTCTTTATAGCATTTCTTAATTCGGAGCTTGAAATAATATATCTTACAAATTCATATGGTTTATTATCTCTTTCTAGGAAGTTAGCATACTCCTCTAAATCCCTTCTTACTGTAACATAATCAGGTGTTAAGTCATCCCTAGATAGCCAGTAAAAGTTTTGTAACATGTGTGAAATTAATTCTGTCTTTAACTCTTGATTTAACAGATCTTTATATGTTCGATCAAATCTGTATGTATACATTTTACTTGTCATAGATGGCATTCTTTCTACTATACCTCCTAGTTTCGTGATTCTATATGCTCTATTGAATCTGGTTGAGAATATACACATATTATCTAATAATTGAAAGCGGTCTATTTCCGTGTATTTTCTTTCACCAGATTTCATTGTATTTATTACATCTTCATATGTCATAAAATGATCATTATTTAAAGCAAATGTTGCTGCTTTTTGATAAATCAGATATCTTGATCGAGCATATTTTGATGACCAGATATCCATACCATAAACATAATCTGGTCTAGACATATTAAAGTGAAAGATTTGTAAACCTTCCTCAACAGTTGCAGGCTTTCGGAATAATAAACTGGGGTCATTTTTAATAAAATCTTCTGCTTTTTTTATTTTCCAATCATCTACCTTTAATTTTTTTCTAATTTTGCCCATCTGCTCAAACAAACCAAAGAAAGATCTAGATAAGACAATATTTATTTGGAAATAATTTAATTCTCCTAAATTTACTACTATGTTGTCCTGATAAGATCTCTCTTGAAATAATTTCATACTTTCACATATTTCATACCAATTTGGGCCATTTATACAGTCATTTAAGAGCATATAGGCACCTCCTGCTGCTAGCATATAAGCATTAGCTCTAGAAACTCCACCATAAGGACTAATTATACCCTTTCTCTGAAATAACCATTTCTTTTCTAAGCCCATGTTGACTAC